TCAGCATTGGTCACGCGAGTTTTCAGGCCGGACACATCGGTCGTGAGCGTATTGACCGAACTGCCGATAGTGTTTATCTGCGTGCGTATCTGCTCAATGCTCTGTGCGTTTGCCGATACATCTTTCGCCAGTTCTTTCAAATCAGCGTCAAGGGCCGCAACGGCATCGTTGTACTGTTGGCTGTCAATGGTCGGGTTGCCTGCCGATTCGCCGGTCGCTACCCATGCACCGCCGTCTGCGATGTATAGGGGCGCAGGCAGGGTGTTGCCGACTAATGCCCACCAACCGTCATGCGGTAACGGATATGCCTCACGGAGTTTAGTCACGTCAAGGAAGATACCTTTGTTGGGGCCTTTGATGTTTCGGGCATCAAGCCATCCCTCAACTTTCAGATTCTTCTTGACAGTCGTATTCCCCTGTATGGTCGCGTTACCGCCTGCGGTGACGTGTCTGCCGATAGCCACATCACCCTCAATTTCGGTTGTCTTTATCTGACTCATACTAAAAGTTGTTTGCTAAGTTCTGACATTACTGAGGATAGTTCGCTCTGACCGATTGTGGCAAGTACAAGCGAGGCGGCTTGATAGACCACCGACATATAGCACCGCTCCGGGATTTCGATACCGCCGTCACAATCCACTTTCGGTAGAGGGATATAGACGGCCTGCTCAACGGTCGCGGTCTTGTCCTTGCAGGAGAATAATTCCAGCGCACGGCCCTCGGCTCGGCTGACAATAGCCACAACTGGTTTCTGCGGATTTCCTCGCAGTCCCTTGTAGCGTGAGAATTGCAGCTGATACTGAGGGTCGGCGGCTGTGATTGGTTCATACACTGGTCGCTCCCAATCACTCATTTTGAAGATTAATAGGCGCATGAAATCTTCGGGCAGGAGTGTCCAGCCCGAACCTTTGCTTCGCCAAAAGACGGCATCGCCGAATGGCAGACCGCCGTCAAGCAGGTGCGTGGGTGCTTCGGTCACAACCCTGCGCACAGCCTCGACAATCTTGGAGCGCACAATATCGTTCAGCGACAGGGTGTCAATATCCTCATCGGCTACCAGTTGTTCGCTCGTCTTGTTTTCGTCTATGGCGATACGCACGTCACGCGCGATTTGCAGGATTTTGTACACCATATCGCCGGACGTTTACACGAAGATTATTTCTACGTTGTGGACCTTGCCTGCGTTGATGATGTCCTCGCGGTTGCGCAGCTTGCTACGGACGTAGCCGAAAGTCTGCTCAAGGTAGTCCTTTGCATCATCGTTGCAGGAAAACTCCACCTGCGTGAGCGGTGCGGTCGGCGCGGATTCTTCGGGCTGTTCCTCGGATGTCGCGCCGTCCTCGGCGTTGACCTCGGCGGCCTCTGCTTCCTCGGTAGGTTCGGGGACTTTCTCGGCTTCTGCCGTGGGCGTGGGCGCAGGATTGCGCCGCTCTGCGATTGCAGTAGCAGGCTTGGGTCGCTCGATGTGGATTTCTTCATCCAGTTCTATGGTTCGGACAATGCGGATGCGTCCGCGCTTGAACTCGTTGCTGTTCTCTATTGCCTGCTGAATGAGGAAACTACTTGTGGTATATGTGGCAGGTGTCACGCCGATGGCATTCATACTGCCTCCAGTAAATGTAACCTTGAGGGTATTCTTACCGAAGCGGATGATGCTCTGATATTCCATCATGCCCGACACGCCGTAGGTTATTCTCTTTTTTTTCATTGTTGTGGCATTTATTAAAAGAGGCGGACGGCATTTCTACCAGTCCGCCTCTCTGTTGTTTACTTAGTCTTGATGGGCCTTAGACGCTGATTACATCGCCAACCTCATACTCGCTCCACGTTGTTGTGGTCTTGGTGGTCGCGGAAGCACCCTCACCTGTGGTAGTGGTGGTGTTCTTGGCACGCCAAAGCGTACCCTTGACAGCGGTGGCTGCGATACCGGGGCAGTCGCTCAGCAGGTAGTAGATACCGCCGTCAACCGGGGATTCGGGGGCAGTAGAGCCTTCGTAGAACAGATAGTGGGCTGCGTCCTCGTTGACGTTGTCGTTGGCGGTGGTGTCCTCGCCGTTGATCCATAAGTGGCAAGAACCTTTGAGGGCGATTGCATCCCATGTGAGAATGCTCTCGCGTGTTGCCTCTTCGCCCTCCACGCGGTCAGACGATGAGTGTTCCGCGGCGAGAACGTAACGCACAAGGCGGTCGGGCGAAAGCAAGAATGCCGAATTGCTCCAGCCGAGGCGGTCAAAGGTCGGCTCACGCTTGAACTCGATGTCGCCGAACACGGTGTGAATGGCGGTGACGGTCCATCCGAACTTGTTGGTCTTGACGTCAATCTTGACCTCCGGGTGCTTCGAGAAGTCGATGCACTGGATGTTCTCAAGGAAGTTCTTGCCGCAGAGGGCCAGGCCACTGCTCGGAACATCCTCGCCGGTGAAGAACATCTTGGCAAGGGCGATGAACTCTTCGTAAGTCCACTTGCCGATGTGCTGAATCTCTTTCTTCACCTGATAGCGCACGCCCTCGGAGAAGTAGATGTCCTGCACGCCGACTTCGGGTGTGTTCACCTTAATCTTGCCCTTACGTCCGGCAAGCAGGGAGCGGTTGGTGTCGCACTTGAACTTGGTAAGTGCGGCCTCGGCGATGATTGCCTTGGTGAACGGGATGCGTTTCTTGACGGCATCGAAGTAGTCCGACACGATGCGGTTCATGCCACGCTTCTGCAAGAACACGCGAGTGGGCTGCGGAACAAAGAGGTCGGGGTCAACTTTCTTCTGCGTTTCATAGAGCGCGTTGCCGAGCAGAATGAGTTTCGTTCCGGCAGGAATTGCAGGCGTAGTGCAATACTCAGCATCAGTGGTTGACTTGGGACCGTTCACGGCGCGACAGATGGGATTGCCTGTTGTGGGGTCGTGACCGACAACAAACAGCATGAGGTCTTTGCCGGGCGTTGCCTTGCTTCCGTCCTCGGTATAGCCGTCAACGCCAACGGCAAGCAACGTGCCGTAGGGGCGCGGAATCTGCTGGTCGTCGCCGTCAAGGGAAACTACGAACTGATTGCTTGTGCCTTTGGCAACGGCGGCGGTTGTGGTCACGCAGGTGCGAGGCTCGTCAATCATGTAGTGGTCAACTTCGGGCGATGTTACCTTGACACGCTTTGCTTTCAGCGCAATCTGCATGAGGGGTGTGTCATCGCCCTTAAACTTGTAGAGTTCTTCGTCAAGGTCGGGCTGCACGAGGTTTCCACCGTCAATGCCGCCAGTTGCCCCTGCGAGATTGCTCACAGTAGCGGCTGCTCCGCTTACCTGCGAACTGACTCCGGCTGAGCCGGGGGTCGGGGTGGGATTTGTACCACCAACAATTACTGTTTCTCCGTCCATGGTTGGAAAAATTTTGTGATTAAAGATTTATTTATTGTCGTTTTCAATGAAATTGCCTTTGCCTATTCCACCAGTCGCGGATGCAAGATTGCTGACTGACGCGGTCGCGCCTGCAACATGACTGCGGATTCCTGCCGACCCTTTTGTCGGTGTGACCTTATAGCCCTCATCGGGGCAGTGTACCACAACGCCGTCCATGACTACATGGCTTCGCTGGCGAGGTCAAACATAGACTGCTCTTTGCGTGTCGGAGCTGCGCCCTGTCCGTTCTTGCCGCCGATTGGGGCTGTGCCGTCACCTTTCTTGCTCTTGCGCAGTTTCTCCACAACTTTTGCGTTGCGTCCTGCTATCTCGCCCTCTTCACCTGCGGCCGCTACATCGGCATCGTAGTTGAGGGCCTTGCTGGCCATGTCAAGAGTTTCGGTGCTGAACTTGCCCATAACGCCGTCACGGACTATGCCGAGGAGGAGTTCAACGAGTTTGTCAATCTGCTCATCGCTCATGCCGCGCTCGGCCTGGAACTGACGGAGAGTTTCAAGAGTGGTGTCCATGTTCTTCTCATACTCTTCGTCCAGTTTCTTGGAGTTGGCTACGCGCTCGACATAATCCTTATTGGCTTCGGCAATCTTGTCCTGCATTTCGGGGTCGTCAAGCACGTCCTTGATTTCCACGCCGAAGTTGCGCACAAGACCGAGAACCGGGTCAGTGCCGTTATGCATATCGGTGAGGAACTGCGCACTGCGAGGGTCGGCCGCGAACATATCCGACAGAGATTTCTCCCTGCCGCGATACCCCTCCAACTCTGCCTCGTAATTGTCGTAATCATCGGAAATCTGTCCGTAGATTTCCTCATCGTCCTCGAATTTCTTTTCGGGGTATTTCTTGCGCAGCCGTTCAAGGTGTTGGTCGCGCCTGCTCTTAACTTCGTTAGTATCAGCCATTATTTTGAAAATCTTATGGTTGGGTCATTATCTATGCGCAAAAATAAGTCTATAAATTCGGGCGCGACTTTTAAGTTTTGTGACGTGAATTGGTTAACTTTGCATAGGAACTACCAATCAACATCGCAATGGAATAGATGGCTAAACATTTCGGCTCTATAATGGATTTCACGAGCCAACGCAATGATGACCTCATGCGTGCATATCGTGAACAACTCGCCTTGGCGAATTACATTATTATGCCCGAAATTTTTGAGAAGGTGGCTGAATCACCTGCAAGACGCTTCTGGGTTTCCGAAGAGCGGGCCGCCGTGGAGGTGGCGCGTATGTTGGTTGGAAAGCCGTTTTCGCGTATGCGTCAGAACAAACGCGAGATGTTTGAAGAGATATTTCGCAGGTACTTGGCTCTCCGCGATTTGCACCCCGACAAATCACTCTTTGAACTGGTGTCAAGGGTTGTCCATCAGCCTGCTCCGAAATTCTATCTTACACCTCGCACAGTAGGAGAATTCATATACCGCATTAAGAATGGTTGGTATGACAAGCAGTTTGACCGATATAGACAAGATATTGACGGAGAATGACCGCCGTAATGAGGTGATGTATGCTTCGTTCAACCCGATTACTGGAGAGGGTTCTATTGGGGAAAGGGTCAAGGTGTCTATCTCCGACTTCGTCATGCCGGTCCAGTGGTTGCCTGATGAAATGATGTCTATCCCTTTTGTCAGCAAACTGGTTAAGGCAGGCTCTATTGACAGATTCCTTTCGGATGTCCTGCACGTTGAGCCGAACGATACAGACCATGACAAGGTTTCCGAGAAGTTCATACGCCTGCGCTATCGGCACGATTTCGCTTTTTGGGCCGCAACCCTTGTGTGGATTCACAACAAGGATGCAGGCTCTGACGTGCTGTTCCGGCTACGCTATCCGCAACGCATACTGGTGTCGCGCTTTGAAGAGAAGCGAAAGGCAGGCTTGCCTATACGTCTTATCCTGCTGAAAGCACGTCAGTGGGGCGGCTCCACTACGACCCAGTTGTATATGGCATGGTTGCAGTTCTTTCACAAGCGAGGGCTGAACTCCCTTATCATCGCACATCAAGGCACGGCATCCGATGAAATCAAGGATATGTTCGACACGATGATAAAGGAATACCCGATTGAATTGCTCTACGACATGGGCGCGTCATACGACCGCAATGCCCCAAAGATGGTAGGTGTCGGTAAGTCCGGGTCAACATCGCGCGTACCACAGCGCAACTGCAAGATTAAGATTGGTACTGCCGAACGTCCTGACGGTTGCCGTGGCGGTGCTTATTCGCTCGTCCATCTCTCCGAGGTCGGGATATGGAAAAAGACTGACGGCAAATCTCCCGAAGATATTGTGCGCTCTGCCTGTTCGGGTATTCTCCTGCGTCCGCTCACAATGATTGTGATGGAATCAACTGCAAATGGTACTGGCAATTTCTTCCACACCGAATATTCTGCGGCCGTTGACCCTAATACTCCATCCCAGTTTGAGGCGTTGTTTATAGCATGGTTTCAGATCGAGCAATACTCTCTGCCGTTTGAGAGTGGCGAGGAGTTGCGAGATTTCGCAAAGTGGCTCTATGATAACCGGGAAAATGACAATGTGCTGTCATCGCGTGAAGAGTGCGGAAAGTATCTTTGGTGGCTGTGGGAAAAGGGTGCGTCACTGGAAGCAATCAACTGGTACATCAAGGAGCGTAGCGGTAAGAACGACCACGGCATCATGGCTTCCGAGTTCCCCTCGGATGATGTTGAGGCTTTCGTTCATTCCGGAACAATGGTGTTCGACAAATATCAAGTCGAAGAATTTGAGAACGCCTGCCGTCCTCCGCGCTACATCGGCGATGTATATGCGGATAGTGATGAGGGCGAAAAGGCTCTTGAGAACCTGCGCTTCCATGAGGACAGGCAGGGGCAGTTCTGCATTTGGGTAAAGCCCGAAGATGATGACGAGGTGGAAATAACCGACCGATACCTCACTGTCGTTGACGTGGGCGGTCGCTCGGCAAAAGCCGACTGGTCTGTGATTCTTGTTATCGACCGTCTGAATATGATAGAGGGCGGTCGCCCGGCTGTTGTAGCCCAGTGGTACGGACATTGCGATATTGACCGCCTCGCGTGGAAAGCTGCGCAGGTGGCGGCTTACTACAATGAATCGCTCCTTGTCATAGAGAGCAACACACTGGAAACACATGACCGAGAAAGGCAGGTTGAGGGTGGCGACCAGTCGCAATATATCCTCAATCAGATTTCAACCATCTATCCCAACCTCTATGCACGCCGTCAGTCCGAGGACGAGATTAGGCAGGGCGTTCCGCGCAAATATGGCTTCCACACCAACATTGCCACAAAGCCGATGATTATCTCAACGCTCGTCAAAGTCATACGCGAACACCTCTACACGGAACGCGACAAGCGGTGTCTTGATGAATATCTGACCTATGAGCGTAAGCAGAACGGCGCGTATGGGGCTATCATCGGCAAACATGATGACTTGCTCATGACACGCGCCATCGGTATGCACATCTGCTTCTATGAAATGGATATGCCTCGGATTATTCCCAAACAGCATGGCCCGGCGAAAAAAAGAAAAGGCCCCGTTTCCGAGGCCGTTTTCTGATTGGTGTACTGGGGTTGTTATGCTGCAAGCATACGCTGTGCCTGCTGTGCGGCTTGCATATTCGCGCCCTGCTGTGCCTGCTGTGCCAGTTCGGGCGAAATCCCTTCGGGCATCTGACCCTGCTCCAGTTGTTCGCGTTGGCTCTTGATGCTCTGCAAAAGTCCGTCCGCAAATGGGAAGTCACCGTGTTCAAGCAACTGCTCTA